ACCGCAGAAATTGGACTTGTGCAATGACAATATTTAAAACCTGAAGCGCCCAAGACGATAGCGCAGAAATCACTGAGTCGAGCGTACTGACTTCAACGTGACCCGCGTCAGCGTGTGTGACTCAAACTTCAGACAATTGATGATTCAAATTTTCCGCGATTACACTGCCTGACGCGTTCCAGTCTGTTTCTAGGAATGTCTTGTAAACGCTAACCAGTTGTCCACGATACCTTCATTCGGATATTGTTTCGTCTCTAGTAACTACCAAAACTAGTTTGCAATTTGCTGGTCGTCGGCAGATACTTCATTCTCGTCTCCATAAACTACAATATTATATTAAGGGTTCGACAAATAGCACACAGCCTGATTTGGTTGTACTAGAGCTTGTTATGAGTTGACAAAAAAACATTCGGCGCTCGTGCATGTCATATCATTGCATAGACGTACAGTCGTACGAGCCAGTACCAGTATAGCGTTGTCGGGTCCGACCAGGACCTATCTCCTTATCGTTCCTGTTCTCGACCCCAACGTCTCTCAATCGGCCAATTCCATTGGCTGTGTTGTCTCCCCTTGTTTAACTCACTTACGCATCTCAAATTCGTGAAGCAATCAACTAATTCTGTTTATGGGAATACTACTATACACGAATTCATTACTGAACTCTGCGAATGACATCATCGCTAGATATACGATAGATGTTACGACTCCAACAAATTTAGACATCTGCGCAGTATCATTATGAACGGCGCTGGTTTTTATTTGCAGTCCCTCCCGTTGTCCTGAGTGAGACGACATTCTAAGTACTTCACGGTGTATAGTCACGCCACCTATTTTACGAACATGTTGTGTACAATCGAGTAAAAAAATGTATGTTTATACAGAATGCGATATCCCTTAACTATTAGTAGCGATTGCGACTACATGAGGCCCGAAGGTTACCGGCACTCGGTTATAAAAACATCATGAATTTCGTCGTAAAGTAGATATACGACGCCGTAGACTAACATCTGTTCGCGATAAACCAGAATCTCGTAAAAGATCACGCCCACGTTCGGAATATTTTATCGTTCTTTGATTAACATTTGATCGTGATGTTTTGTTGAGTGGTTGAAAAAGTCTTCGTATTCAATTTGAAAGCAGTGGAAGAGCAATAGCGTGCTTAGCTCACGACCAGTGAGCCGTCGATCACCAATGTTTTTTTGCATGTCTTTTTTTTAAATTTCGGTATTCCGGAACCTACGAAAAAATTTAGGTCCAATAAGGTGGGGCGTTGGTTAGCGGTGACCAAAAAACAGGATAAAGTGCCTCGGATGTGATTACCTTGATTATATATACTCCCATTAGTTAGCAACAGGTATGCAGGGGAAGTGGCGCACATTTAACATGTTTATTGGCACAGAGTCGATTACGAGAGAGCGTCGTGCGTTCGTTAGTGAAGTGGATTACGTCATCGGATGAGCGGAGTTTATAAGAGCGGACGGAGGTCCCGGTTCGCTAGTCTGCTTCGAGCGCCTCCGCTAACTGGTACGTCCGGCACCGGGCGATAAAAGAACTTTTTTGTTAACATTGTATTCAATTAATTAATTAATTAACTAATTACAATTAGTTTATTAATTGAATACAATTTTCAAAAAAAAGTTATACTATCCGCCCGGTGCTCCTTTCAGATTCGAGATCAAAGATCATATCAAGACGGACAACCTCAGCAGCGCGGATTGTTCCGGTTTACGAAATGAGTAAGACGGAAAACAATAACGCTGGTGCTTCTGTAAAACCTGTAGCGATCCCCAAGAAACGTCGGTATCTCGACACAGTTGCAGAAAGTAATTCTGCAAGAGAAAAGTCCACGTCGGGAACAAGATCAATTTTGACAATTAAAAATCCAGTGGAGGAGGTAAATCATGAGGAATCTGGAAACAAACCGAAAGACGCTACTAAAAGGTCAGGTAAGACCGTCACGTGGGCTACCGATACGCTTCCCGTTAAGAAAGGACGTCAACATGCAAAAAAGTCTCGGCGAAAGGCCGACTTTATAGATAAGCCACCCCTCGAGAAAAGACATCGAGATGTAAAGAAGCAGCCGAAGATAATATCAGCGCCGCCTTCAACGTCGGTTGTTACAGATAAAAAATTCGATTGTGTGAACGTGCTTCCCCTGTCGGATGGACCGCCGACAAATAAAGTACCCAGCAAAAAGACTACAGAAAAAAATCGTTTCTGGGCGCATACACTGGCGAGTGATTTTGATTCGCCGGACTACGAGATGCTATTGAAAAAATGCCACTTTACTGAAGAACAGACAGAAGCAATAAAACGATCGTTCCACCTATTATGTCGGAAGCTACATATCGCTTCGACGTACACCAATCGTTTTATGAAAACCCACATGTGCATATACTGTCCATTCTCTATATCTCATGAGTGCGTTTCCGTCCATTTCTCGCAATGTGTGCGGTCCAACGCTAATGTCGCAGGTATGACAACTATCACACCCGAATCAATGAATATGTGCATCTGTGGGTTTGGTTTCTTTCATTCCCACGCTACTAACTCGCGTATTCAGCTCTCAGATAACCTGAGCTCGATGAAGATTTCTCGCCTGTTCGAACATGACCGTTCTATCAACTTAAGTTGTCCCAATTGCCACATGAATATAGTTATGAAAAATCGAAATAACAACGTTTGCTGTGACTTAACAAACTGGGACGATTCAAACGGTGATCTTAATATACAGTTCCACGACTTTCTCAAAGATCGTCTGGAACTCTCATCAATGAGGGAGCCAAACATAAACGAATTTTACATTTGCAGGAGACGGTGCTGCCACATTTTTCATCGTTGTCCTGAAAACACTGTACCTTATAATGTCAAGGTGACCCGAATATCTCCAGTTTCTACGTACACGCGTACTCTTGTTACTCGTTCGAACGACTAGAAGAGTTTGAATTCCCGTTCTGCGATGTGAATAGCAATAAAAGTTTCATAGTTTCATTATTATCCAAACTCACTTCCCCAGCAATTTTAACAAAGAAGTGAATGTTGGAGAGTTCTAAAGATAGTGGAAGTTGGAGGTATTCTGCTGCCACCTGGAGTCTTACTGTACACGTACTTTCAAAACATGTAAATTGTGAATTATGTTTGTTTGATATTGTATAAGGTCGTATGATGTAGATTTTATACCGTACAGATATTTTTCTTCACTTATTGCAAAAAGAAAAAAACGACATTGTTTTCAGTAAAAACGGAAAGTTGCAGAAGTCATGCTGAGCATGAGCATCAACTTAAAAATTTGTAATCGGTGCGGCTTGCTGTACTGACCACAGCCTGAGATTGTTGCATCATCTTAACGTTAGAATGCAGTTAAATCGAAGGTGATGGTACTCTTATGTGATAATAAATGACATTTGACATATTTTGTTTTATTTCAAAATGCTTCAAAAATTCACGAAAAGGCACGCATTAAAATTTGGCGCAAACAGAAGTGAAAACGGCCGAGCGTGCGAGAGTCTCGACTTGCGTGCACGAAACATGGTATGCAAGGTCGAGTAAAATAAATGTATACTGGTGCCAAATGCGTCATCGCTGAACTACTCGCTATAGCAACGAGATGAGGCCCGAGGGTTACCGCCACTCGGTTATAAATCCACTTTTTTGCCACACATGTTTGAAAACTCCGAGGCGTTCGGTCGTCCCACGAATTTTTTTCCAACAGCATGCATCAAGGCCCGTGTTCACAGTTGGTTCTTTAATGTAAGTCCGTGCTTAAGTCCACGTTTTTAATGACTCATCGAGTATTTTCAATCAGAAGTCGAGTCTTCTGCACGGACTTGTATTTGAGAACCGATTGTGAATACGGGCCCAAGCCTCGCTCACACTACTGGAGACAAAGAAATGTTTTGCTATCTGCTTGGTCGAAGATAACTTGCGAAAAGATTCATTTTATTTTTCTACCTCCACTTGTTTGATCTTGGAAGCGTTTACCAGTACAAAAATGAGCCAAACAGAAAGTATACTGAATTCTGTAAAAAAAAAAAAAGCTAGTAACAAGCGTGAATTCATTAGAGCGAACAAAAATAACTATACGCGTAGATCACGTTTCGAATAACAAAAACGAGAGGCCCGAGGGTGCTCGGCGCTCGGCTATGACGCAATCCATTTACACGCCCGAGTATTCATTTTATGTTTATGTCTTCATACCGACGCTTTGCCTGCCAATAGATGGGAATCCTACAAACTATTACCAATTTATCTATTAGTAATACTGTTAGTGATTAGATTTGTTCTTTGGACCGTCGTGGACAAACTACATATCGACTATCTTATAATAGCATGGTCCACATAAATTGTCACGCGACAGTTTGAATCGCCAATCGGCTTCCGACGCGTGGAAAGTTTGGCGAATCAACGCTAGACGCGTATGAAGGTCAACAGAATATTCGTGCGCAGTATAGATGATAGATAACGTAAATTTCCACGCGAGGTCATTGACAAACATTTATTTGCGATAAACGAAAGGATCGCGAAGCGTTCAAGCTAACGTTTGAACGAGGTTATCGCCTCTAGATATTTTGTTGGATTGTTGAAAACTCAGAATAATAGCGTGCTCAATTAACGAGCAATGAATCTCATCGTTTCCCGCCGACGTCCATGTTTTTTCTCGTGTATGTTTTTTGGGATTTACCCAAAAATCCAGAACGTTTTCAAATAAAAATTACGGTTTCATTTCGCCCACGCTGACAAAAATTAACCATTTATCTGTAATGACATGGAAATAAAATACGTCGCTCAACTGGCGGCCCTTATATAAAGACACGAACGGATGGTTTGGAAGGTAATCAGTGATTCGCTGCGGTTCTAAATGGTTGGCTCGAGAGCTTCTTGATATTTTTATTCAGCGCATATATATTTCAAGAGTATATTCCACGGGTCATGATGTCCGTTCAACACGCTGGTAACACGGCGATAACACGGCAGTACGATAGTGAAAACGTTTCTCCATCAGAAAATAATTACGATACCAGTTTGTACGCAGAGGGTAGAGATCAGATGGTAAGTAGTGACGGTGGAATTCATTACAAATTCACAAGTCTGCCGCCAATACCGATGGTTGAGGTGAATCGCCTGGTGCTCCCATCAGTTTCGGGGTCGAAGATCATAACAAGACGGGCGTCAGCAGCGCAGATTGTTCCGGTTTCTGCAATGGATGAGACAGGAAACAATAACGCTGGTGCTTCTGTAAAACTTGTAGCGATTCCCAAGAAACGTCGGTATCTTGACACAGTTGCAGAAAGTAATTCTGCAAGAGAAAAGTCCACGTCGGAAATGAGATCAATTTTGACAATTAAAAATCCAGTGGAGGAGGTAAATCATGAGTTAGCAAGTGAGGAATCTGGAAAGAAACCGAAAGACTCTACTAGAAAAAAACGTAAGACCGTCACGTGGGCTACCGATACGCCTTCCGTCAAGAACCGACGTCAACATGAAGAAAGTCATCGAGATGTAAAGAAGCAGCCGAAGATAATATCAGCACCGCCTTCAACGTCGGTTCTTACAGATAAAAAATTCGATTGTGTGAACGTGCCTCCCCTGTCGGATGGACCGCCGGCAAATAAAGTACCTAGCAAAAAGACTATAGAAAAAAATCGTTTCTGGACGGATACATTGGCGAGTGATTTTGATTCGCCGGACTACGAGATGCTATTGAAAAAATGCCACTTTACTGAAGAACAGACGGACGTAATAAAACGATCGTTCCATCTATTATGTCGGAAGCAATATATCGTTTCGACGTACACTGATCGTTTTATGAAAACTCACATGTGCATAGATTGTCAATTTTCTATATCTCATCAGTGCGTATCCGTCCATTTTTCGCAATTTGTGCGGTCCAATGGTAACGTTGTGAGCACGACAACTATCACACCCGAATCAATGAATATCTGTACCTGTGGATTTGGTTTCTTTCATTCCCACGCTACTAACTCGCGTATTCAGCTCTCAGATAACCTGAGCTCGATGAAGATCTCTCGCCTGTACGAACATGACCGTTCTACAAACGTAAGTTGTCCCAAGTGCCACATGAATATAAGTATAAAAAATCGAAATAACAACATTTGCTCTGACTTAACAAACTGGGTCGATTTATACGGTGCTCTCAATAGACAGTTCTACAACTTTCTCAAAGATCATCTGGAACGCTCATCAATGCACAAGCCGGACCTGAAAGAGCTTTACACTTGCAGAAGACGGTGCTGCCAGATTTTTCATCGTTGTCCTGACAACGCCGTACCTTATGGTGACAACGCGCCCGAATTATCTCCAGGGACTACGTACACGCGTACTTTTGTCACTGGATCGAGCGACTGAAAAAGTTCGAGTTCCCGTTCTGCGATGTGAACAGCAATGACAGTTTCATCATTATCCAAACGCTCTTGCCCCGATTCTAACAAGGAAGTGAATGCTGGAGAGTTTTAAAGATAGTTGAAGTTGGAGGTATTTTGCTGCCACCTGCAGTCTTGCCGTACACGTACTTGCAATACACATGTGAATTGTAAATTATGTTTATTCGATATTGTACAAGGTCGTATAATGTAGATTTTATACCAAACAGATATTTTTCTTCACTTTTTGCAAAATAAAATAGAAAAAAAATAAATGTTGTTTTCATTAAAAACGCAAAGTTGCAGAAGATATGCTGTGCTGAGCGCTGAACTTTGAAATTTGTCGGTGCGGCCTGCTGTATTGAGCACAGCCTCTGATTGTCGCATCATCTGAACGTTGGAATGCTGTAAAATAGAATGTGATGGTACACTTATGAAATAAGAAATACTTGCATTTGACATATCGACGCTTCTTACAAAAAGTAGCACGTTTACATGCTAAATAACATACAAACGTGCTACTATTCGTAAGAAGCGTCGATATGTTCCTTTATTTCAATGTGCTTAACCCACCTCCTTATAAACCAGAAGGCGTACAGTACTAGTACTATCAAAGTACACCGTATTTTTCCTGTTCTCATAGCATAGATACTGGTATACAATCAATGGTACGTTTTGTTTACTGGGCTTCTTCTACGTAGTAAAAATGTGACGAAGTGAGCACCGGAGTGCGGGTATGAGAATTAACGTTATTGACCGTTTGTAAACTACTCCCAAAACTCTTGTATTTTGCTTGACAAATGTCAAGTTTGGAACGGCTACACCATACAGTGATTTTTACCGAGTGAAGAGAAGTAACCGGTTGCAACAAGAATGGAAACTGTCCTAAATTCATTCACTGAGTGCAAAATCATGTAGCGCCGCCGTTCATAGCCATCCTGAAATATGCTTGCTTCGTAGCGTCCCATTCAAAGTCCTGCTCCTGTTAATAACTATTCTGTAGTATTGATATGATTTTTTTAGTATTCTACGATGATATACTCTGATTATCCCGAGAAACGAAAATTCAAATCAAATTATTTTCCCACTGATTTTTCATTCGTCAATTCACGGAGTTATCGCGTCGCTCTTTTATACAGCGCTAGTGCCGAGACTTGGGTAGTGCTCTGTAGTTCAAGCTGTGAAAAAGACTATCATCGTTCCTTTCATATTGGCGAAACTTTACCGGGTCATCAGATTCAAGACATACCACTACTTACGTCGACGCATAAACCGGCGTGCGCTCAACAGTTAGTGCAACATGACGGTCATCGATTCCCGGCAACAGCAAACGGCGACAAGGATTTTGAATCGTTGCACACTTAACGGTGCATATCGACTAAAATCCTTGCAGGTGCGGCTCAACCTCAATGGCTGAAGATTCGAAAAAGCCAATTTAGCTGGTAAAAACTTGTCAATCTTTTCTTTCGTACTCACGTATTTTTGAACATTCAGTAAAGTTCTCATGAGCTGTTCGGGCGTGAGATATTTTCATAGCAAGACGAAAAAGTGAAATCCGCACGACGAGAATGTACATCTTTGATTACGTTACGCGGTGCTCTTGAAAACTAAACAATATCCGGACCCGTTGGTTTCATTCTCAACTTGAAAGCTCCATATCCCGTGTGCAAACTACACGTACCCAAATTGTGCAACGTCAACTTGTTTTGGAACTTTTACCTGGGGATCTCTAAAATGCCTCAAATTCACGTTCACTCCATCCATCTTAGTAATATTCCAGCTAGTTAATCCGGAGACACATTACTTCTCAATGAATCTGGCAAATTGAGAGCGACGCCTTTTTCCTAGGAATGTCGATATAAAACACCATATAGACACTTCTTGGTTTGTTTCATACCTAAGCCGTATCGCACACAATTCATTTGATATAATTCTTCAGTTTATTTGAACTTATTATACTACTAGCACGGTATCAATACATATCAAAAACTTTTCTTATACTATATGATTAATTCCACTCTTCAACATTTAGAACGCTTCGACGCAACGAACGCTACTGCCGCACTGGCAGGGTGTCAACTCAGCAGCGGGCAACTGTACGCGGCGTTCAACTCAGCAGCGGGCAACTGTACGCGGCATTGATGCGTATATCTATATATACGCGTATATATAGATATACGCATCAATGCCGCGTACAGTTGCCCGCTGCTGAGTTGAACGCCGCGTACAGTTGCCCGCTGCTGAGTTGACACCCTGCCAAAGTGACGCAACTTGCAATTACCACACATCTGAAATTAACCGGGCAACTGTACGCGGCATCGCTTGCGCGTATATATAGAAATACGCAACAATGACGCGTACAGTTGCCCGGTGCTGAGTTGAATGCCGCGTACAGTTGCCCGCTGCTGAGTTGACACCCTGCCAAAGTGACGCAACTTGCAATTATCACACATCTGAAATTGACCAAGTTATTCTCAATCCAGCAAGACGAAACGGCACAATTCGGACTATCAATGTCCATACCTTATAACTTTTAAAAAGTGTATGTTCTGCGAAAACGTTTTCATTTGGATTCATCCGGTTGATGCATACGTCGCAATATAACCCAACAGCCGATGTATTCCGCTGCTCTCGATTCTTGAACTTAAAAAAACTGGATACAATGGGCTCACTATTTCTGTCACCAGGTTAATGATATCCCTAAGAATGAGTTCAGCTAGTACCGGATACACTCGTTCGATTTGAAAACGATACAGTCAGATCGTCGTGTCAGTGACAGTGATAGAATAGACCAACATAAAACATGATTTACACACTGTGCGATGTTGACCCATGTGTCTCAATGACACAAGGGCCCAACGGTCGTATCGACGAAACAAAGATAACAGTGCTTGAACGGTACAGGACGACCACCAATGTGCACCGTAGCACAAGTTGTATACCAACAAATATTCTGATCACGATCGATTGGATGAAGATGACATTCTTGGCGTCAAGAATTTGCACCTTCATTCGTTAGGATTGGTGTAAGTCTAGAACTTCCATGAGCAGAAAAAATATTGAAACACATTTATCCAACAAGTGTATGCTGCAAGAGCTGTTCGGAGCACATGGACATTACGAAGGAAAGATGGTCTTTTGCACTACTCTCCGACACAACTTCTACTCGCTTAGTTGAACGAGTATACACTGTTTAAGATAAACTCAAAATTATATCGGTCGTATGAGACACATGAACGTTGCAGTGAACGAAGAAGAAAACGTGATGCTGAATCGCACAAGTTTTCTCATTCCAAAGGCCATGATCATTTCATGCCAATCCATGCCGAAAAAAACGAGATTTTACTTGTTTTCAATTTGATCGGATTTGCCAGTTGACTCATGCGTGCCATAAAGCACAAGTAGGCATCGGTGCTAAGTACTAACAACGATGCAGTCATTATTGATGTAAACATGAGTGGGATGCCCAAGATGTCCGTTGCCGATGGCCAGTACGGGAGCACTGTTCACGCAATACGGCAATGGCGAACGTGATCGTTAGCGCAGCAGCGACGATCAACGCGGCATTGTATTCTCAGAACCGAACAAGTTGACTTTAATCGCTGCTCTTACTTCTGAATACGATGGACCGATCACGTCATATCTCCATACTCATTTTCGATTGAAGCTCATGAGCAAAATTGCACACGCGGTCGACGATCATAATTTTCTATTAATTTTCTTATGTTTCTCTATAATGAATAATAATTGCTCTATTGTCAACATCGAGTAAAGTTGCTCCAAAAAAAAAAGTTATGAACGCGAGTTGGTGGGCCTGGATACGCCTGTTCGTTGCTATCGCAAGAAACTGTGAGCTACGTTAACGAAGTCACCCAAATAGCCGTCGACGAATCATACTGCTTACTTAAAGACCTATTCTCTCACCGACGTGCTTCAGAAGACGTCGGCGACCATGTTGCTGGTGAGCTAAAATCATCTTAAAGTCAATGACTAAATGATAATCATAATGAAGCTAGACTTCTTTGTGATCGTGCAATGAGTGATGACCATATTGAATGCAAAGTTGATCTGCCATTGTTTAGAACCGATAATCGTGGTAGAAAGATACCGCAAACTTGTCAAATAGCATAATTGATGGATTCTACGTCTAATTTCATATATTAGTGTATTAGTACATTGGAGGCCTCTAGGAGGCAACCACATGAACAAGAAACACATCCATAAACAAAGCGCTAATTAAATGAATTCAATCGGATCAAAGGAACAACAATTCCATACTACTTTTTAAAATAGTACTGGAATTTCATTGCGACGTATCCCGGTACTTCTGTGTCGTACGTTCCCCAGCCCAATATGTGGTACGTTTGTATAGGATCC